CTTGCTTAAAACGGATACTTTCCTTGTTGAGAAAAAGAAAGGCAAATGGAGGCCCTCACTCGTGTTCTCTCAAAGTATGTGCGTGTCACCAAGAACCTCAATGAGCTTAATGCCCAGGCGTCTGAGCTACGCGACAATCGCCGAACCATCGAACTGGATCTCGCAGCACTGTATGCACATACAGAGTTGCCAAATTCTATTCAGTTGAAGGAGTCGGAGATGATGTTCTCGGTGAAGCGTCCGAATCAGTGGAAGAAGGGATGGACGTTATCAAAGAAGGATCTCGAACAGTACTTGACGGACATTCTGGGTGATAAGGGCAAGGAGGTTATGGGTGAGATCGTGCGTCGTCATGAACCTAAATTAGTTGGATCTGATTTCGGCTTCGACTTGAAGACGACCGGGTCCTCGTCCTGAACCATCTCAGACAGGCTCAGGTTAGACGAAGACTTCTTCAAGCTAGCGAACTTCGAGCGATTCCGACACAAATACACAATCAACCCCGCGATAAATGCGATGCTCAGTCCCGCTGCTACCTCCATTATTTCTTAGGTACTGCTGTTGCGTAAGCCACCTCTTCTTTTTCAATGAGAAGAAGGAGCCTCTTCAAGTCATCCAGGTCTTTCTGTGCAGTTTTGACATTTTGTAGTGGCATGAAGCCTCTTTGAATTCGAGTCACTGCACAGGAGAGAGACTGTTGGATCTGAACAACTTGAAGGGCGAGGGTGTGATAACCTTTTCGCATCAATCGTATGTAATGGACGAAGAAAATCTTTAAACTCCATCATCTTCGCGAGAGTCAAAGTATTCTCGCATCTTCGCGTCGATCGACTTATCGGTTAGCTCCCATACACCATCCTTATTCGCTTCTAAGATGGATCGCACATCGCGAATCCCATCCAGGATGCGATGCCGGTCGACATACTTGCGGTTCTTTGCGGTCCCATGCCACAAATGGTACACAGTTCCCGTGGCACATGAAACCTTTGGGGTGGCGAATTGACAATACTCCTCATAGCTCTTGTGGAAGGCCGGACGAAGGTAGGTAGGAGAGAACTTAACGCCTAACCATGCAGCTGCTGATAACGTGTCACCGCTACCCGTGATTCCGTAGCTGTAGAAGCCGACCTCTTTGAACCACTTGCGTTGGAATGCCCACCCGAATCCGGGATGATAGGTCGGGTTATATACCTTTGCACGGTCCATATAGACAACGGACAGTCGTGACTGCGTAACGCGAGTGTAGCCGATGTCAAGCCATACACAGGTCGAGAACGGCTGAACAACCTGATAACCATCGAGCAACCGCGAGACCTCTTCATACCACTTCGGATTCCCGAAGATGATGTCCGCATCGAGGAACAGGATCTTCTTGAACCAGCAGGGAATACGCTTCTCAAGCAGTGTACAGAGCCGTTCCTTGTGGAACAATACGCTCGACCCCCGCACATGAAACGCATGCTCGATCTCAGGCTCACCAAAGACAAGCTCAATCGTGTAGAAGGGAATCTTAGCGAATTTGAGCTTCTCGATTGTGTAGAAATAGTTCATCACCATTCGCTTCGATTTAGACGGGTTGAAGAATACGAAGCCGACGGCTACGTCCTTTCGCTTCGGACTCTCATAATGACAGTCTGCTACATTTACAATACAGGTCTCAACTGGCGGTGCTGTTTGCGGTGTTCGGACGACATTGTACGCAAACGACTGGGCCTGTCCCATTGTTGTCTGCTACGGAAACTTAACGCCCTCCATACGCCGCGTTTTCGATGGCCTCTCTCTGTTCAGCAATCCTGGCCGCGTGCTTACGACGACTCTCTTCTGCCTGCTTCTGTAACCGCTTGAGTTGACGCTTCCGCGATAACTTGTACATCCAGGCGTTCTGCTTCCTCGTCTGGAACACGGACTTTACCGCCTTCTTGATGCCCAGCAAACCACCACGGACCCCAAGGGCACGTGTAGACCGTCGCGTCTTCATTGTTATGGGCGGACAAAAACGAATTTACCCGATGAAGGAGAAGAGATCTCATGTACTCACCCTACAATGCCTCCAATCGAACATTTACCGAAGATGATATCCACCGCATTCTACGCCGTCACGGACTCCCTCATTACCGCGTATCTAACAGGAAGGTATTTCAGACCGCGATGGTTCACACCACCTACGTTAGACGCTCTGAATACACCACGCCTGACGGTGAACCCGCCGTCCTTGCCCCCTGTCCCCCAGGCACGATGCCACTCCAAGACGAAAGCTACGAATGTTTGGAATTTGAAGGTGATGCAGTCCTCGGTGCCTGTATCGCGACGTATCTACGCAAGAAGTTCCCCGAGAAGAAGCAGGGATTCTTGACGGACGCCCGTAAGGAGCTCGTCAATAATGACCGTATCGGGGGGCTATCAAAGGAGTTAGGGTTGAATAAGTTCTACGTGATCTCTCGCCATAACGAGGACTCTGTTGCGATTGCTGGGCGAACCAACACCAAGAAGCTGGGCGACATCTTCGAAGCCTTTCTCGGGGCATTGTGGACAGACTGTGGTAACCGGTTTAACGTTGTCTACCCGTTCGTGACCACTGTAATGGAGACTTATCTTGATATCGATGAAATCGTCGCATCTACGACTAATTTCAAGGACCTGTTTCAGAAGTATTGTCAACGCGAGTTCAAGTGTACTCCGGACTATGAGATGCGATCAAACGATCCTAAGAAGAACGAGATTGTGGTAGCGGTGTTTGTAGCTGGGAAGGTCTATGGGATCGGCACAGCAAGCACCCGGAAGAAGGCAGAACAACAGGCATGTCAAGAAGCCCTTACACGAGTCGGGGCAACCGCCGCTTAAAGGAACGACGACCAGATCCAAGATTCAACCCTTCCTTTACATCCAGCTCTTCAGGTTTCGTAGCTTCCGCGATATCAGCCATTTCAGGTCGAGTTAAGTCGGGTATAGGTTCAGCTGCCTCCTTCTTCAGATACTCACTCGTCAACTTTTTCTTCGGATCTGATTTTGGTTCGAGCGGTGATCCACCATCACCTTCACCATAGTCCCATTCGACAGCCGCTCCTCCCGCAGGAGAAGGAGGAGGCACTTTGGTGATAGTTTCAGCAGCACGTTGTTCTTGAGATTTTCCGCCATTTCGGGCATCGTTTGTAGTCTTCCAATATGCGTCGGCTTTGGCGATATCTTCCTCCATCGTGCTTTCAACAATCAGGCTGTATTTAAGAAGGATTGCTCGCACCTGTTCGGCTGAACATGTGGGAGGTGTTACGTGGATGGCTGTGAGTAACTCCTTTGCAGCCCGTGAAGCTTGCGTAAGCTGCGCACCATTTGCAGTGCAATCATGGAGAGGCTTGAGGACAGAGAGGATATCAAAGATTCGGGCTAGTTGGTGGTATCGCGTCTCGTACATCGGCTCTAGGTAATACAGGTCTACAGCGCTTGAACCAAACTGTACGGTTCTCTCCGTCTTTGTAGCTTCGTCGTAGTCTAGTTTGTTATCAATCTTGTACAGGTTAATCCTGGTATTGGTCTCCTTTGCTATCATTCGCGAGTTCCTGTCCTTGAGCCTGTTGTTCTCTGGCTTCGTTGGGTCGTAACTACTTGTATCAAGCCACTCACCAAAGTCTGCTATCTTCTCAAACTCCTTCTGGAAATACCTAGCAAGGTAGAAGAATTGCCCATACCCAATATGGAAGTCATGATTGGCAGCAAAGTCTAGCATGTTATTACGTAACACTCGCTCGTTGTAACGTTGGGGAAAACTAACCTTGTAATTGGTGTGCTTCTGCAGATAATCGCGAATCTTAGAGCGCCCGAAGTCATGAATGACTGTGGTTCCGTCATCCATTAGTGCGGCATTTCCCATATGAAGGTCATTGTGGATAAACCGCCCATCAATGTGAAGCAGTGTCTTCAAGATGTCCTTGATAGGTTCAACTTTACTCTCGTCAGGCAGTCCGTAGATGTTAATTCTTTGGTGACAGGCTAACAGACCATACCATGGCTTGGTGTCTTTTCCGTTAACCGTTATATACCCAAGTTGGTCCTTCAATTGACCAGCAGAGACACTCTCATAGGTTCGCTTGATGTCTACGGAGTAAACGCCTACAAATGTGTTTGTGTGCATTTTGATGTAGCTATCCAGATACGGACCCGTACCATGTCCAAGCCACTCCTTAATGGTCCGATGAATAGCCATTTCTTCACCCTTTGCAGGGACTAACCGAACAACAGGGCGAAGTGCGATAAATGTATCAAACAAATCCCGCTCTCCTGCGACTGGGACAGGATAGTCATTCAACACCCACTCCTTGTCCTCATCAGCGTATTTCAAGTTTTTATACGTGATGAACCCCTCGTGATAGAACACCGGTGTATCCGCACCCATCGCAAACAGACTACCACCCTTCATGGGCTGGGTTTCGAGGATGTGCTTGCGACACCTGACCTTACGTATGGTCCTCCGCTTCTTCTGTAAGATCGATTTGGTACAGATAGCAATCGCAGGTCCTTCTTTCCGGAAGGTCTTTTTGACCTTCTTGATACACCTACAAAACCGCTCGACCTGCGGTTCCTTCATTGTTCAATCGCAGAAGAATATATCCTCGCAAAAGATAAACACAATGGGTGGAGGTCTTCTTCAACTTGTCGCCTATGGTGCCCAAGATGCTTATATCACCGGAAACCCTCACATCACATTCTGGAAGGTGATGTACAAGCGTCACACGAACTTCGCCATGGAGGCCATGCGTGTGAACTTCACGGGTGCCCCGATGTACGGTCAGCGGTCTGTCGTGGTCGTCAACCGGAATGCCGACCTGATGTTCCGCACCTACCTCGAGGTGACGCTGCCCGACACGCGAGCCACTGCTACGGGTGCCTCGGCGGACATCCTGTGGACTGCCGGTGGCCGTCGTCGCCTCGGATACCTGCTCATCCAGCAGGTGGAGATCGAGATCGGTGGTCAGGTCATGGACCGCCACTACGGTGAGTGGATGTACCTGTGGGAGTCTCTTACGGCCGGCTACGATCAGGCGGTCCGCCTCGATCAGATGCTCGGCACGAACGTTGAGGGAGTGACCTCGACCCCGGCAGGCTGCAACGGTCGCCCGACGGTTCTCTACATCCCGCTCTCCTTCTGGTTCTGCCGCAACCCTGGTCTGGCCCTGCCGCTCATCGCCCTCCAGTACCACGAGGTCCGCCTCAACTTCACGTTCCGCCAGGCGACTGACCTTGTTCAGAGCACCGGCTGGGGTTCCTATGGTGGACTTGCCGGTGCGGCCGCTGCCCTGCCCCGCTTCAAGGATGCGGCGGTCTACGTGGATTACATCTACCTCGACACGGACGAGCGTCGCCGCTTCGCCCAGCAGACGCACGAGTACCTGATCGATCAGCTCCAGTATGGTCTCCAGCAGTCTGTGACCTCGCAGACGGTTCGCCTGGACTTGACGCTCAACCACCCGGTCAAGGAGCTGGTGTGGGTCTACCAGGATGCCCGCAAGCTCGACTGCTCTGGTGCGACGCTGTCAGCCCTCGGGGCCACAAACACCCAGCCGTTCGCCTACGATGATATCGCTAACCGTTGCCGCCTCCAACTCAACGGCCAGGACCGCTTCGATGAGCGGTATGGTGATTACTTCTGGAAGGTCCAGCCGTACCAGCACCACTCGGGCGGTGCGTTCGAGCAGCACGCGTACACGTCTCTGACCGCCAACACGGTGACGGGTAGCACGGCGGGCAGTGTGTATGCGGTGTTTACCGCGACCACGACGGCGGGAAGCTCGAGCATCGTTCTTGTCGGTGCGACTCCTGTTTCGGCAGGGGCGATTCCTAGCAGCGGTATGGTTATCGTTTCGGCTACCACTGCAACAGGTGTCGTCGCAGTCCTCCCTGGCACCACGATCACATACGCATCAGGTACGGCGAATGCGACCGGTGGTACCTATACGCTCGGCACTGCCGCCGTTACTGGGTTCACTGGCTCTCCTGCGACAGTCACATACTACGCTGTCTACGACCCGAACAACAATGCGTCCACTGACCCGTTCCTCAACCCGATTGTGTCTGGTATCAACACCGGTTTCCTTACGACGAACCCCGATGCGGTAGGTCTCGTGAATAACGTTCCATCAGTATATGGATACACCCGGTCGATCAACCCGATCAACGTGTACTCCTTCGCCCTTGCCCCCGAGGAGCACCAGCCGTCTGGCAGCTGTAACTTCTCGCGTATCGACACCACGACGCTGGTCTTCGACTCGATTGTCGGCATCGATGGCAAGGCACTGGCAGCCGGATCGTTCCCGTCCAAGAACTACCCGTACCTGTTCCGCATGTATGCCGTGAACTACAACATCTTCCGCGTCATGAGCGGCATGGGTGGTCTGGCGTACTCCAACTAAGTGTAGTCATAGAATAATGAAATCATTTCAAGACGCATTTCGACCTAAGTTCTACGGACAGATGGGCGAAGACGCACATATTCACAAAACATACTTTCCAACTCTGCGGAACGGTACATTCCTAGAGATGGGAGCATTAGATGGAGTTAAGTACTCAAACACGAAGTTCTTCGAAGATACGATGGGTTGGTCCGGGGTTCTTATTGAGCCGATTCCATCAGCCTTTGCGAAGCTACAAATCAATCGTCCACGATGCAAACTGTTTCAGTGTGCAGTGTCAACAAATGAGAGAACACTTGATCTCTATGATCATGGGGCATTGAGTTCTGTGAAGGAGAATACGACCGAT